GATACAAATGACAGAAAAACGTAATATACATGCACTAATAGAAAAAGAAGCACCTAATCTACATAACATATTAGACCCTAAAGATGTTAGTGATTTTAAAGAATTAACAGTAGAGCTTAGAGACACTTGGACAAAGAAACAAGTATTTAGAACTGAAACTGAAATGAGGTTTTCAGTTTTAAATGATTTTAAATACCCTACTAAAGCTGCCAAATATTGGCAATGTGTTAGAGAACAAAATGTTTATTTAGAAAATTTAATGACGCTATCTTTTGATTATAGAAGAAATGATGCTAAAATTAAACAGCTAGAAAAAAAATTAAATAAAGAAACTGATGAATATAAAAAAGAACTTTATCAAATAGATCTTGATGAAAAAATATTTCATAAAGCAGGGATGGAGCTAACGGCTAAAGATAGAATGAGAGAAATTAGACTATGGTCTCAACTTAAAAAAGAAAACGACGATGGTTCTTTTGATACTCAAAATGTAAACACTCACCAATTAGATTCATATCATAAAATTATGAATAATAAAAAAGACACTTTAACTCCGGGTTCAAGTCAACCTGAAGTATTTAATGTAGTGGGTCAATTAGCATCTATTGAAAGAATTAAAAAAGAAAGAGGTCAACTTGAAAGTCAAAAAAGAGAAGCTATATCTCAGGAATCTGGACTTGGAGCAAAACCCAAGTAACCACAAAAAAACTGATCTATATAAAAGTGTAAGAGATCATATTAATAAAACAGGTTTTATAATTAATCCATTATTAGTTGTAGAAGATGGAGATAGATATAAAGTTGTTTATGGAAACAATAGATATTTAGCTGGACTGGAGTTAGGTTTAAAAGAATTTCCTATAAAAATTTTAAAAAATGAAGAAGTTCCTACAATACGAGAAGCTGCTAAAAGTTATGAGGAAGTTGTTTTAGATGAACTTTGATACAGCACATTTAGGTCAAACAATATTACGTTATCAAATGCCTCTAGAGATATTACAACAATTAACAAATATATATAGAGATAAAATTAACGAAATGCCTTTAGCTAATCCTCAATTAATAGGTAAAATTAATAATGAAAAATCTTTTTTTTACGATGGTCCAGATGTTCCGGAAAAAAATATATATCCTCACAACTTTTTATCTAAACAATTAGTTGATTTTTATTATCAAGTTTTTAGTCATTATTTAAATTGGAATAGTATTAAAGATTATCAATGTAGTTTATCTTCTGTGTGGGCTAACAAAATGAAAGAACATGAATACAATCCTATTCATGTTCATCAAGGTAATTTGTTTACCGGGCTGTCTTCAGTTCTTATTGTATCTCTACCTAAAAGTTATGGTGTGGAGTATTCATCTCCAGATAAACCTTTGAATGGTCAATTAATGATACTAGGTTCATCTTCTGGTATGTTTGCCAATATAGATTATCAACCTGCAAATATAAAACCAGGTGACTTATTTATTTTTCCTTATGATATGAGACACGCTGTTTATCCTTTTAATGGACCCGGAGAAAGAATGACTGTTGCAGCTAACATGGATGTTCAATATGACCCTATTAAAAATAGAGGGATAACTTAATGATTGCTTTAAATAATATTCCCTTAAGTTTTTTATATGATGTACCCAAAGCCGTTGATCATAAAGATATTCTTTTAGATTTAATACAAAAAATTCCACCCAATAAATATAATGCAATCTCTCATACAGATGTCAATTTACCAGAAGGTTTTCATAGGGAATATACTATTTATTTTTTAAAGAATATTTATCAACAATTTAAACAAAAATTTTTAGAACACTTAGGAGAAACCAATATGGATTTACACAACATATGGTTTCAGTGGTATAATCAAAATGATTATCACCCATGGCATGTGCATCCATGGTGCCACTTTACAAACATTTATTTTTTAAAAAATACTAATATTAATTTAAATACTCAAATAAAATTTGGTAAAAAAGACTATGAAGTAGAAATTAAAGAAGGACAAATACTAACTATACCCTCTTTCTATTTACACCAGTCACCAATTAATACTTTAAAAGAACCTAAAGTTATTATATCTTTTAATACTACTATGAAAGGAAATGAATAGTGTACGAAAATAGACACATTACAGAACCTAAATGGAAGAGTTGGATAATACAAACAACAACACCGTTGTTTACACCTGATCAGTGTAGACAAATTATTGAAGCAGGAAGACGTCAACCACCAAGACAAGCACAAGTTGGTATGGGTAAACCAGGTGGTGGAACAGATACAAAGAAAAGAGTTACAACTATTTCATGGATACCATTTAAAGAAATGGGTCATATGTATGTAGACCTTAATAAATTTATACAAAAAGCAAATGAAAACCATTTTGGTTTTGGAGATATACAGGTTACAGAAAATGCACAGTTTACAGAATATCCTGAAGGAGGGTTCTACGATTGGCATATGGATTGTGATGTGAACATGGAACATGAACCACCTGTTAGAAAAATATCAATGACTCTTTTGTTAAATGATCCGTTAGAGTTTGAAGGTGGAGATTTAGAATTAATGGCACCGGGTAAATTTGCAGAACTTAAACAAGGGCACGCTATTTGTTTTGCATCATTTTTAAATCATAGAGTTAATCCTGTAAGACGTGGAACAAGACAATCTCTTGTTGTTTGGTTTGGAGGTAAACCATTTAGATGATTAAAGAACAATTTTTTCCAACTATTATTTATGCACAAGATACTAAATTAGATAATCAAATTTTATCTAATGAAATAATAACGTGGTCTAAAAAAGATGAAGGTATTAAAAAAACAAATGTAAATGGTTGGCATAGTAAAACTAATATGCATCAACTACCCCAATTTAAATCTTTAGTAGATCAATTATCTTTAGTTATTAAAGATATTTGGAAAGAAGAACAATTAGATAGAGAGCCGTTGTTGGGAAATATGTGGGCAAATATAAATTATCCTGGTGGATATAATAAACCACACGTACATTCTAATTCTTTATTTAGTGGAGTTTACTTTGTAAAAACTGATGAAACTTCTGGTAAATTAGTTTGTAGTGATCCAAGACCAGGAGCACAAATGATTATGCCAATAAGAAAAAATGAATTACCTCAACATTTATGGCATCAATGTCACTTAGCTCCTATCCCTGGAAGAGTTATTATGTTTCCTTCTTGGTTATGGCACTCTGTTGAACCTAATGATTCTAATGATGTAAGAATATCTGTAAGTTTTAACTTTCTTCAGAAAGGTTTTGAATAATGTTTAATAAATATCAAGTAATTAAAAAAGCTATTAGCTACGAGTTAGCTAATTTTATCTTTAACTATTTTTTGCTTAAACGAGACGCGGTTAAATATATGTACGATAATAATATTATGTACGACACAGGTCTAGTGGGCACATGGAAAGACGAACAAATTCCAAACACTTATGCTCATTATGGAGATCCTGTGATGGAGACTTTGTTAGTGAAAGTATTACCGGTAATGCAAAAAGAAACCGCGCTAAACCTATGTCCTACTTATTCCTACGCTAGATTATATAAGAATGGAGACGAATTAAAAAGACATAAAGACAGGCCTAGTTGTGAGATATCTACTACAATAAACTTAGGGGGAGATCCCTGGCCTATATTTATCGATGGCACAGGAGCAACCACAGTCATAGACGAACGTAAAAATATACATAAACCAAATGCCCCTGCCGGCACTAAAGTCCTACTTGATGTTGGGGATATGTTAGTGTACAGTGGGTGTGAACTCGAACATTGGCGAGAGCCTTTTGACGGGAACATTTGCGGTCAAGTATTTCTACATTATAATCATGTAAATGGCCCATTTGCTGAAAAAAACAAGTTTGACGGAAGACCTATGTTGGGTCTACCATCATCTGTAAAATAGTATTATAATGAGGTTATATGTTACAAAAGATAGGTTTTTTACCTGGATTCAATAAACAAGTTACAGCTACTGGAGCCGAAGCTCAATGGACCGGAGGCGAAAACATTCGTTTCAGGTATGGAACGCCTGAGAAAATAGGTGGTTGGAATCAATTAGGAGAGAATAAACTAACAGGTGTAGCTAGACAGATGCACCATATCGTAAATAAAGAATCTCAAAAATTTTCTATCATAGGAACTAACCGTATTTTATATGCTTATACCGGTGGTGTGTTCTATGACATTCACCCTATCAAAACAGACTTTGGTAGTTCGTATGGAGCTTTTACGTGTAATTTTAGTAGCGGACAGGCTGCCGTCACTATTACTTTTTCTGGGGGTGCTTCTACAAGTGGTATGTCTCAAGGAGATATATTATTTATGACTGCGTTTACCGGAGGGTCAGGCACAGGATTTTCAGCTACAGATTTTGATGACAAAAAATTTATGATTACTTCAGTAGATTCTGCTACTCAAGTAACAATAACTATGGATAGTAATTCTAGTGCTACTACAACAGGAACTTTAAAAGTTCAATGGTATTATCCAGTAGGGCCGGCCGAACAAATAGGAGCTTATGGATGGGGTATATCTTTATTTGGTGGTAAAGTTTTAGGATCTACAACAACTACATTAACTGCTCCAGGTTTAGGGGACAATGTTTATGGAACTGGTGGGTCAGGAACTACAATTAATGTGGGAAGCACAACAGGATTTCCATCTTCAGGTACAAATTATTTTCAAGTAGGTGGTGAAGAAATTTCTTATACAGGCGTAACAGCTACAAGTTTTACGGGAATCGTTAGAGCTGTAAGAGGTTCAACACGAGCTGCGCATAGTGGAGGAGCAACTATAACTAATACGTCTAGTTGGACAGGATGGGGATCAGCTGCAGCCAACACTGACAAAACTACTGACCCAGGACTTTGGTCCATTGATAATTTAGGAGATAATGTTATTGCTTTAATTCATAACAGTGCTGTATTTGAATGGGATTCAAATGCTTCTAATGCAACATCTACAAGAGCCACTGTTATAACTGGTGCACCAACAGCGTCACGTGACATGTTAGTATCAACACCGGATCGTCACTTAGTTTTATTTGGAACCGAAACAACTATTGGAGATACATCTACCCAGGATGATATGTTTATAAGATTCTCTTCTCAAGAGGATATAAATACATGGGCACCAGCTATGACCAATACTGCTGGTACACAAAGACTGGCTGCCGGATCACGGA